CTTCCGGGGGCCCCTTATCAACTCTCACTTGGAGGAACGTATGGACCTGTTGACTGATGGTGTTACGGATAAGCTCATGGGCTCGGCACTCGCGCTTTGCGTTAGTGCTGAAGAGTTCATGGCCAAACCGGAATGCCGAATCACAGATCCGTGCTGTATCCTTCGCGTGACAGTGACTTTGTTGCCTTTCTCCGACCATACCCTTCACATCTTTAAGGCTGAGAAATTCGGCCGTACTGGTGTGTGGGAGGACGTCCATGTGGAGCGCTTCGAAGTCGCTAATTCCGAAGTTGATGAGGTACCCATCTCCTTTCAACCTCACTGATGTGTCCATGCAGTCATACACCAAAGATCGGAGCGTATATCTTGGCGAACGGGTCTATTATTCGTACACTAACCCAGCTACAACGGAACCTGGTCACGTTGATGCGCGAACCCACAAGGTTACGCGTCAAAGGACCGGCACGTCGCAAACAGGTTGGCGTACAAAGATCCGCGCGCACCAGAACGCAACGACGGGGATGACTGGCGTCTTCACCTCGATTACGAGTCGCCGTGGTTCAGGGTCGTACGTCAACCTTGAACCCCGGGGCGCGCAACCGTGGGTGCAGAAGCCTTCTGGACGCGGAGAGGCACATGGTGACCTGGCGCTTTCTATGTTGCCAAGTAACTATGACCCCTCCGACGCTTCCAACAGTGAGGCCTACATTCGGGCTTCTTCAGCCGCCTTTAAAGCTGTCCGAGCCGCGCAGGTCTCTGTAAGTGGACCTACGTTTCTCGGCGAAGCTCGCGAGACGTTGAAGATGTTACGAAGGCCCGCCGAGGGACTCAGACACCTATCGAAGGAATGGCTTTATACCCTCCAAAAGAGGAAGAAAGCCCACCCTAAGACGTGGATCAAAGATCTCTCTGGCGCTTGGCTCGAACACAGCTTTGGGTGGGTCCCGTTACTCGCGGACGCACACGATGCTATGAAAGCATGGAACCGGCTCTTCGATACCGAACGCTACTTGCCCTTTACGGGGTTTGGCGCCCAAAGTACCGAGATTAATACCGAGACCTACACTACTCAGACACTCTTCAGAGCGCCTTATCTTTACTTTGATGTGAATAGTACAGGTCTCTCTACGCGGCTCGTCAAGATCCGCGGAAAGGTCCGTGCCGAAGCCAAAACGGGTGCACGCGCACAACTCGAACTCTTTGGGTTCACACCCTCGGAGTTCTTGCCAACCGCGTGGGAACTTCTCCCGTGGTCGTTTCTCGTAGATTACTTCACCAATATCGGTGATATAATCAGTGCAGGGGTTACTGACGTTTCCCAAGTTGTCTGGTGTTCTCAGGCGGACGTGGCCGTGTATAATCGTAAGATTATGCTCGGTCTCGCTACGTCGAGAATGAAATCCCAGATAGGGAACAACGCTCAGGGTATTCCCCAGCTTCTCTACACTGACGGTAATCCCGGCTACGTGCTTTACGAACGTAGGACTGTTACGCGCCACAGCAACTTCGGTTTAACTGTTCCGGATCTGTACTTCTCGATACCGGGCAGCAATAGCCAGCTTGCAAATTGCGCAGCTCTTCTAGGCCAGGCTAACGCCTTGCATAGGCAGTCCCATCGCTGACGCCTCACGGCGTTTTCCACTTACAAACCTTCAACTTCGAGGTTTTACATGACTATCAGTCTTACTACCCCTGTGACAGGGGGTGCGCAAACCGGATTTACCGCACCCACGTACACCATCGCCGCCGACAGCAACCCTGATTACAACGGGAAGCAGTGGGTGGTTACGGCCTTGGGTGGCACGCAAGTCGGTGTCACGGTTCATTCGGCAAGTAGCCCTTTCAGCCTGGCGTTTTTCAAGCCTAAGGCTGTGCGGGTGCTGCCAAGGGTCGATCTCAACGGAGGTTACTCCGCAGGGATTCCCTTGAACGTCTATTCCTTCTTTCTTCGGAAGGGTAGCGTCCCGGCGGCGAATCAGGTCCCGACCACTGGCTGGATCAAATGCCAGATGGCTGTCCCGGCAGGGAGTGATACTTACTCTCCTGCTGAGATTCGGGGCATGGCGTCACTGTTCGTTGGAGCGCTGACTCAGCTCTCCGCGGGCATTGGCGACACGCTTAACTCCTCAGTTATGTAACCTGAGGTGCGAAGCCTGAGTCGACGGGTCAGACGTACGTCTGGCCCGAATTCGTGGCTTTCATTAGCCGCGTACTTAGCCGAGGCAACGTTATGCAGCTTACTGCTGATGTCCTTGTTACACTACTTGAGTCCGATCTTTATGCATCTGGTTGGAATGGTTCAACCACTTCCGACCTAGGGTGTCCTCCCTCACAGTACGCTATGAGGAGTCTCCGGAATAGCATCACCAAGAAATTCCATGGTGGTGAATTATCCGCTGATCTCAAGCGCCTGACGTTGGACTTGTTTCTTGAGTCCAACGCTACCTGTGAGAAATACATCCCATTTGGTCAGCGTGACCAAGTGCAAAGTTGGGACCTTGAGCTGTACAACGATGTGCGAGAAATCATACATCGTTTTTGTATGGCTCCCCATGGTGAAGATTTTGGGGGTCTCAACTTCCCGATCCTGGATCTCCATTCGATATTCCTGAATGGGAACCATGGCCCGGGTGCTAGCATCGGTGCTAAGGAGTCTTCGTTTTATGCGAAGCTTTCCGAGTCACCTTTGACGGCAACATCGGACTTACTCATTGCTCACTACGATGAGGCCACTCGAAAACTCCCCCTATGGCGTGCCAGCGAAGCTAAAAGGCGCGCCAAGTACGGGATACGTGTGTGTAGTAGCTCCAGGTTAAACTTCGTTGAAAAAAGCGCGAAGATTGGCCGCACCATCTGTACTGAGCCCATACTGAATATGTTCTTTCAGCTTGGCATTGGTGAAATCATAAGGCAACGTCTCGAGGTGTACTTCGGTATTAACCTCTCAACCCAGCCTTCCACCAATGCACATTTGGCTCATTTCGGAAGCACGATCGGTGGGTTTTCTACCATCGATCTCAAGAGTGCCTCCGATACTATCTCCCTCAGTCTCGTGCGCGATCTCTTTCCACCCGAATTCTTTAGGTGGTTGGAGCTGTGCAGGAGTCCTGAAACCGCTTTGCCAAGCGGGGAGGTCGTACAGTTGCATATGATCTCGTCAATGGGGAACGGTTTTACTTTTCCCCTTCAGACTTTGATCTTTGCGGCAGTCGTCAAGGCTGTCTACTCTCAACTAGGCCTTCAGGCCACGGGGAGTAAACGGACAGGGACCCAGAATTTCGGTGTTTACGGCGATGACATTGTCGTAGACACTAGGGCGTACCACCGCGTTTGTTACGCGTTGAGCATGCTTGGGTTCACTGTAAACCTTGACAAGTCCTTCTACATCGGGGACTTTCGTGAGTCCTGTGGCGAAGACTATTATCTTGGCCACGATGTTCGCGGTATTTACGTGGAACAACTACGTAGCGAACTGGACTTCTTGTCAGCCTTCAATCGGCTCGTTCGTTGGAGCTTGACTTGGGGGATTCCGCTCGACAGCACCCTGTCTGTACTGCGAAAAGGGTTCAGGTACCTACCTGTCCCTCTTGACGTGGGCGACATTGCTGGCGTTAGGGTCCCTTCGTGTCTGGCTCCTGTTTACGAACATGGGAACCTTGTCAAATCGCAGGCTGCCGCCCGTAAAGCTGGGCTGCACGTCTACAAATACAACAAGGTTATCCAACGATCGCGTGATTTAACACGTGAGGGCGCGTCTGAGGCCACCTGTGAGGGTGCCCTTTTAACGCTGTTGGCTGACAGACTCAAGAATGGTCGTGTTCTGCTTAGATCGAACACAGTCAAGACCATCACGAAGATCGCCGTAACCCCGCGATGGGATTACGACGGTAACAGGCTCCTCACGGAGCCTGAGGCTAAGATCTGGCAAGATCTTATCCTGCGGGTTTTGTCACCCGCTTCTTAGGGAGGTTCCCTCCCACCCCCGGACTCCATCTTTTTCACCAAAGGATGGTGACGATTGGCCTTGCATCCGGGGG